CTTTATTCAGAACCTTACAACCAGGCTGTAGAAAGAATGGAAGATTCTCAAGCATCAAGGTAAGTCGGCCAAGCATCTCCCTTGCGGTCGCACCTTTGTTTGCTAGAATGCCAACCTTTTTATCCGCATTGAATATAACATAGTGAAGCAGCCATGCAACGCTGGTAATACTTTTACCACTTTGGCGACAAGCAAGAACAACCGAAAAGCGGTTGTCATTAAAATGCGAGACCATCTTCTTTTGATACCCCCGCAGAACAAACGGAGTTAAACCCGTGTCAAGACTGATAACTTTAACATAGTTCTCACAAAAATAAGCAACATCCTTTTGACACCGGATGTATTCATTAATCTCATGCTTAGTAAACTGTTCTTGAACACCGTCTGCCTTTACATGAGGATTTCCATTATATGACAGCGGACTAGACATTAATTTTTTTCTTTTTTCCTTTACACACCTTTTAAATTTTGGTATAATTAATTCCCGAAGGGATCAAAGGATTAAATATCAATAGGCTCGCTATCCGATCCTTTAAGGAACTTCTGGAGCTCAGATGTAGTTCCAACAAAGATGGCATTATTAGTCGTAGATGTACCTTCGTTCCCACGAGGGTCATCAGACTTAACAAGCGTCTTCCTTTGTTTCTGAAGATCCAAGAGTTGTTGATTCATTTCAGCAGCTTGCTTTATAAGTGTTCCAAGAACTTCAAATGCTCGAGGATGTTCGGCATCAGCGGCAAGACACGACATGGAATCAATCGCAATCTCTGACGTTTCAATAAGTTTCTTGATCCGCTCCCTCGCATAACGATAATCCTCTTCGGTTTCGTCTACAAGTTGAGCATCACTCGGACCAATCAAGGAATCAACTACTGCAAGTTCCTCAGAAGTCTTTTTTACCTCGTCCAGATTTTTCTGTAACGCGGCGACCATGTCGTCCTTTTTACTCATAAAGTTATTTATACCCCTGTTTATGGGGAATCATCCCATACGTTTTCTGGGTCAGGTGGCTCACCAATTTCTATAACAACAGTATGCGAATCTGCTGTATCGGATTGAGAGCCAGTTCTCACTCGCACTCCCGCATCGGTATACTTGCCTCTACTGTCTAAGTCATAAAAGGAAGTATCAACCGCCTTGATAAGACCTACTGTATTGGGGTTACTTGTAAACTTGGTTCGCGCGCTAAAGGTTAGTGTGTATACAATTAAACGACGAGAACCTTCAAAGTCGCCTTCGTATCCATCTTCGCTAGTCACATCTGTCAAGACAATAGGAACATCCGTTACGCTCTCTGGTCCTTCCAAAGCCTTAACGCTTATTGTATAGTTTGGATTAAAATGCGGAATAATTTGCTCAAGTATCTGCAGGGCTTCATCCTGCCCTCTTGACATAATGTTCAATGAGAAATTAATAATATAAGGAGCACCTTGCCAAACTTTAACAAGGTTACCTTCGCCGTCTGTCTGAATACACCGATTCATTCTATTCAACTTGGTTGCTGAATCATATGAAATTCCAGTCATTTCAAAACTCATTCGGGGCAACTGCAATGCCACACTATTTTCTATACCAACTTTAATTCGTGCAAGAAACTTTTCTCTTGGCGCGTAAGAAAGCGGAACACGTTTAACACCCGTCATCTTGCCACCGGTAACATGGGCTATTTCAATATCATTGAATAGCTGGCCAAAGACTGCGACCATTTTCTTAACAGTGCCGTTATAAAAATATGAATGACCAAGCATGTTATGAATCGGGTTTGGTTCCAATCACCGTACTGTTTTCAGTGACCCTTACTCCAGCATCTACGTATACGCCGTTTGTATCAAAATCGTGAAAGAAAGTATCCACCGTTTCAATAAGTCCAACGGTTGAAGGGTAAAAGGAAAATTTCGATTTAAGATTAAATGTTAGCGTGTATATAAGTAATCTCCGTGAACTTTCAAAGTCCCCTTCGTATCCATCTTCGAAATTAACACCTTCAAGAGTAATGGGTATATCCGTTTTACTTTCAGGTCCTTCAAGACCTTTAACGGTAACTGTGTAATTTGGATTAAAGTGAGGAAGTATTTGTTCAAGTATCTGTAGTGCTTCGTCCTGCCCTCTTGACATAATGTTTAAATCAAAGGATAAACGATAAGGAGAGCATTCCCAAACTTTAACTTTATTACCCTCGGAGTTTGTTTGAATCGTCCTGTTTAAGCGGTTTAGTTTAGTTTCTCCATCGTATTCAATTCCTGTCATTTCAAAGCTCATCCGTGGAAGCTTTAGAGCAATATCATTTTCAACATCAGCTTCAATTCTTGCAAGAAACTTTTCCTTTGGCGCATAAGCAAGAGAAACTCGTTTCACCCCAACCATTTTTCCTGCAGAGATGTTGGCTACCTCAATGTCATTAAAAAGAGTACCAAAGACCGCCACAATCTTTTTCAGGGTTTCATTATAAAAGTATGATTGGCCGAGCATGCTTAGAAGTTAAAAGGTTCCCCAAATGGATTCTCTTCGCTAAAGTCAAGAAAATCATTGGCATTAACAGTTTGGCTAAACGCTGAGTTTTGCGCGGCTGGATCACTTGGGAAAAGCTCGTCGTCATCAGCGGTACCATCATCTATAGTATTAAATCTGCTAACTGTAACAGATGCTCCACTCGTCGCACCAACCATGATTGTGTCAACGGTTATGGCGTGATACTTTCCGTCGTTAAACGTTGGCGGCCCAATGTATATTCTTTCCAGCGGAGGAGAGTCGGTAGTCGTTTCGTACTTAAAGAATTCGCACGATCCTGTCACCCCGCTTGGAAGAGTAAAGTTTAAGGTTTCATACGCCTGCAATTCTTCAACTGGTGAATCATTATTGGTATATTCAACAACCAACTGATCGCTGCTGTCTGCTTGAATCACATCAATCTCTGCAATACCTGTATCAATTTCCTGACTTTCGTATTCAAACAACTCACAGGAAAGTCGAAAGATTGGAATATCTTTAAGTTGGCGAAATGGTTTGTTAACTTCAACAAATTTGATTTCGAACAATCCTTTGGTCAACGGGAAATATATAAGGTCGCCTTCAAGAGGACGAGTGCTATTCTCTGAATATCCATACTGACCTATCAGTTCATTCCACCTAAGATTGGCTATTACTAAGTTTATGCTATCCCGCACCTCTAGTCCAAACTTGGATAGCAATTGTCCGTCCCCTTCAAATCCGTCAACGCTCTCAACATACATCTCAATCTTATAAGCTTTTTCAAATACGCTTACAAGATCTTCATTAAGAATCGCGTCCTGCTTAACAATTTTACGCGGAATGTAATAAGCATCTGTGCCATATATTTGAATGGCTTCAATGATCAGCGCTTCATAAAGCTTTTGCTCCTGAAGAGTTCCGTTTTGGAAGTAGGGATTAGTTGCCATTATCCAATAAAGAGGTCAACGGGTTCTTCATATTTGAGCTGCCACGTTTCCTTAAGCTCTTTAATATCAGCAACCGCGTCTTCGTATATTTTGGTTCCATTCATGGTAACTCCACCTGGCAGCTGCATGCCCTCAAACTTACTAAGGTTCTGACCCCATTGCTTTTTAATAAGAAGCGTGAGAAGTTCTTTTAAACCCATGTCATCAAAAACATCTGTATATGTGGAAGGATCAATAGTTTGATAGGTTTCAAATATAATGTATTCCCCTTCGACCAAATGATCGGAAATTGAAGCGTGAAACTTAACGGTATTCTTATGACGGTTAAAGGACAGCGGCTGACCATGACCGTTGAGAATATCCTCGACCAAGCTCATGTATTGAGAAGTAAGCTCGTAGCTTAGTAGACCGCCGGGGTTTCTCATACCAAAGAAATCATTGAGATACATTTGGTATTTTGCATTAAATAATGATGCACTAGAGAAGTCTTCAAATCCAAGAACACGTACAACCGAAAGAACAGCATCGGGAACCGTAATTTCGTTACTTTCAAGTTCCGCTGCGGTTACTTGATGTTTAATCAGAGTCTTAACAGTGGCATCAGAATGGTATTCTTGCCAGTATTGAAGTGCCTCGTCGATGCGATCTTCGATCTGATCTTCGTCAACATTAATCTCAACCACTGGTGCACCAAGTGCTCTTAAACAGTAGTCAGCTAATTCGCTTCTAGTTGTTGGTTTAGCCATACAACTATTTATATAGTTTTATTTTTATTACTTACACCTTCTTTTGCCTATTTGCGCAGACAGCAGAACGGTTATAAGAATAACGCCACCCATTAAAATATCATCAGAGGCGGAATCAAGCACATTGTCTGGTAGTCCAAGATTCTCGGTCTTTTCTCTATACCA